TCTTAACAGAGAAACAGCAAGGCAAGACATAGAGATATTTCAAGAGTTTTCTTATTATCTAACAAGCAACCCAGAGCTTTTACAAAAGTGTAGCTACGAAAGACTTATAAGACTTTTGCCTGTAGTCAAAGACAGAAAGAAAAAAAGCTCTCATATTGACATCATTCCATTATTAGAAATGACAGTAAACAGTAACCGAAAAGATTTCGATAACAATATACGAGAAATGAAAGGGCTAATTCCAGATGACCAATGTGTTAATCCAGAGCAATGCGACGCTCCTAAAATGATACTAGAAAGATGTGGAGTTTGTGGAGTTACCTATCGCAGAAGGGATTTAGAAAATGTCTAGAATATTTTTACCTAATGAAGAAAAAGCAAAAGAGTATTCTTTAGAGTATATAGAATTTATGAGAGACCAACCTTGTTGTATCAGCATGCAACACGGCTGTGATTTGCACCATTTAGACAACATACAAGTAAATAGAAAAAAACCAAACATGAGACATTTTACAGTTGTGCCTTTAAACAGGTTGCTGCATACAGAGTTTCATGCTATGGGTATCGACAAGTTTCAACAAAAATACAAAATACAATTATGGAGAGAAGCAATGTATAGCTTTGGAAGATGGCTTTTAACAAAGGAGAAGTGGAGATGACCAAGTTCGTTGAAGACCTTACAGAGGCAATGATGAAAATAATGGAAAAAAATTGTGGGAAACATATAAACTTAGAATGCGAATTTGTTGATGTTAATCGCAGAAACAGAACAGAAGAAGAAGTCCGACAAACAATACAAAAAAAATTAATTTCATTGTTTGAGTTTATGAACGAAAAAGGTGTAGCTCACCAAACGGAGGCACAACAAGATGAGTAAGATAGTATGGACAGACATTAAAAAGTTAATACCTTACGAAAAAAACCCTAGGAAAAATCAACCTATTGATAGCGTTGTAAAAAGCATAAAAGAGTTTGGTTTTACTAACCCAATTTTAGTAGACAAAAACAACACTATAGTCGCTGGACACACCAGATACAAAGCAGCACAACAAATGAAACTAAAACTTGTGCCAACAATAGTATTAGAACTAACAGATGACAAAATAAAAGCATACAGAATCCTAGACAATAAGCTGGGAGAGATGGCTGATTGGGACAACTTTTTGTTTGAAACAGAACTAAAAGAGTTAGAAGAACTTGGGCTTGACTTAAAAGAATGGGAACTAGATTTTAATTTTCATTCTTTAGATATGATGGCAGACGAAGTAGCAGAAACAGAAGTACAACTTAAAGAAAAACCCAAACAACTAACATTTATTTATCAAGACCCAAGCAAATACGCAAAACATTTTGAAAAAATACAGGAAATTAAATACAAATTTGGTTTTGATACAGACGAACAAATAGTAGAAGCCTTGTTGTCAAACAAAGAATTATATAAATGATTGTTTTAGTTAACCCTATGTGGTCGGTTGAGCATTTAAACAAAGACTCAAACTATGTACACATAAAAAAGGTTTTAGAAAGATATACTCAGCTTTATCCAGACACTTATTTTATAATACCCTTTCCTTCTAAGTTTTTTAAATATTACGAAGACGGCTTTTTTGACAATAAAAACATTATTAGAGTTCCGTATGTAGTTCCACTAGCAAAAAAAGTTAACAACATTACCTTTGATGGCAACTTTTTTAAATACATTGTAGAAAGATATGGTATCAGCTTAATTTATAATCAAATACCAGAAGTAACAGGGCAACTTAAATGTTTAGACAGTCACTACAGTTCTAATCTGCGAGTAGTCAATCAACACCATTATATTTATCACGATTCGTTGCCTTATCCTTTAGACAATCAAATGCAATATGTTTATTGGCAAATAGTAGGTGATGTCTTAGCAGATGTTAATATTTACAACTCTAAATATACTATGAAAATGGTGCTTGAAAACACAAGTAAATATATGCCTAATTTTATGACAGAAATTAAAGACAAAGCAAAGGTTATTTATATGGGTTTGTACAATAAAAACGATTTGGTAGCCAATAAAAAGTTTGATACCTTCACTTTTGTATATAATCACAGATTACAACAATATAAAAATTGGGAAACGACTTTTGAGTTGTTTGACAAACTAGCTAAAAAACACGACTTTAATGTAGCTTTATGTCCAGTAGGACCAAGTAACATAACACCAATAAACAAAAAACCATATACTCGGGTATTTGATTGTAAAACCCAGAAAGAATATTATGAAGTTTTATCAAAATGTCACGCCAATACATTTAACACCCAATATGAAACATTCTGCATTTCAATTTTTGAAAGCATGATGTTGGGTTTGGCTACAATTGTACCAAACAATACTACTATGCCAGAACTTCTTGGCAGAAACAATATGCAGCTATTTTATACTAAACAAGAACAATATGACAAAGTAGAAAGTTTGTTAAAAGACCACGAGCAAGCAGAAGTCTTAGGTCTAGAAAATCAAAGAAAGGCTGCTAAATTTAATATCGACACCTACTGCAAAGAGCTTCATGAAATATTTGTAGAACAACACGAGACACTTAACATGTACGAAACTCTAAGACCAAGAAACAAAGACAAACTTAATGCCTATTTAACAAAAAGCGACTCTTTTACTATTGATGAAATGAAAAGAATTCGACGAAATATAAACTTATCAAATCAAAGTGTACCTAATCATAGACTTGTCAATATAATGTATCACGCTGGTTTTGACCAAATAATTGAAAAAGACCAAGTAGTATTTCTACGCAAAACTTGACATAATTGTTCACAACCCATAACATATCAGTATGAAGGTATCAACTGCAAAATTAGAGGAACTAATTAAGCAGCATAAAGGTTTTGTAACTCAGGTATGTAAAGCTGCTCAGATTTCCAGACAAGCCTTTTATAATCGGCTTGAAAGAAGTGAAAAATTACGCAAGGCTTTAGATAGCGAAAGAGAACAAATAGTAGATTTTGCTGAATCCAAACTACTAGAACTTATTAGAGAAAAGCACTATCCAAGCATTAGATTCTATTTAGAAACACAAGCTAAACATAAAGGCTATATAGTAAGAAACGAAATTGACGCAACTACCACAGTTAAGAGTATTATAGAAGTGCCAGAATTGAGTGCCTATGAGCCAACAATCGAAGACATCAAAGAACACTAATGTAATTTGGAAACCGACCAAACGACAATTAGAATTTTTAAAAGCTGGAAGCATATTCGAGGTAGCTTACCTTGGTGGTGCAGGTAGTGGTAAATCTTCAGTTTTGCTAATAGACGCTTGTCGGCAAATGAATCATGCTGACGCTAAAGCAGTTGTTTTTCGTAGAACTACAAGAGAATTAAGACAATTATTAGACTATTCACAACAACTATATCCTAAATTAGGAGCAAAATGGAACGAACACAAATCTAAATGGCAATTTCCAGGTGGAGGTCAGATATTTTTTAGTCACATGGAAACGGCAGCAGACAAATATCAGCATGATGGTCAGGAGTATTCAGCAGGTGTCTTTTTTGATGAAATAACTTCTTTTGAAAAAGAACAATATTTATATCTACATTCAAGATGTAGAAGCACAAATCCAGAATTAATACCTAGAGTCAGATGTACTGGCTCTCCAGTTGGTAAACATGTAGATTGGGTAAGAACACACTTTGTTGACCATGGACCTTATAATATTTATAAAGACCCAAATACTACTCTATCTCGGCTATACATTCCAGCTACATTAGATGATAATCCATATCTCTTGCAAAACGATAAACAATATGAATCAAGATTAAAAATGCAGGGAGAAAAAGTGTACAAAGCATTGCGTTATGGAGATTGGACAAAAATTGAAGGCGTATGTTTTCCAGAATTGTCTGAACACTTACATTTAATACCAACTTATCGACCTACTCCAGATGATGTAATTATTAGAGGGTTTGACTATGGATTTTCAGCACCTTTTGCTACACTATGGATTGCTTATACACCTCACAAACAAATGATAGTTTTTAAAGAATATGTTGGTACAGCAGATGGTACAAATAAAGGGCTACAAATGCCAGCTAATGAAGTAGCAGCAACAATAAAAGACATAGAAAAAGCAAACAATATTATGCCAATGTACTGTCCAGCTGACCCTTCAATGTGGTCAAGACATAATACAGGAGAATCTTTAGCTGAAATATTTGAGCTTGAAGGCATAACCATGCACAAAGCAAATAATGATAGAATTTATGGAACTCAACAAATACACATGAGACTAGCTGACGCTATAGATACTCCTACCTTGTATATAACAGAAGATTGTCCATATACATTTAAAACAACGCAACAAATAATGGTTGACAAGAGGAATGTTGAAACTTATGACACAACTGGTTTTGACCATTGTGTTGACGCTTTAAGATATGCGTGTGTTGAAATACCATTTGAATATGGTATGGATACAACACCACCTGAAATATTTGGAAGTCGGGAAACAGCAACACAGGAGTTCTAGTTGATTATCTTTACAATCACATATATTACGACTACAATTAATTAACATGGCTTTTAAAGAAGATATACTAAATCTATTTCAAGAAGTGCAAGGTAAAACACCAAAACCAAGAATGAGTGAACTTGCTTCGTCACAATCCGATATCTATAATAGGTATAATCTATTACCATACAATCCAGATAGCCTTGTTGCAAGAAAAGGAATGCAAATTTATGACCAAATGCGTGTTGACGATATGGTTAAAGCAAGTCTTACTCTTAAAAAATTTGCTGCTCTTGCTCCTAATTATAAAATAATACCTGCTTCACAAGATGGCAAGGACATAGAAGTAGCAGATTTTATTACTTATACATTTAATCAAATGGAAGGGTCTATGAACGACGCTCTATTTCAAATTATGACAGCTTTAGACTTCGGTTTTTCTGTAACTGAAATTAATTATTTACAATATACAGAAGGTAAATTTAAGGGTAGATATGGCGTTAAAAACCTTAAAACAAAAAGACCACACAACTATAGTTTTAAAGTTGATAGATTTGACAATTTAACTAAAAGAGGACTAATAAATACAGTAGATGGAGAAGAAAGAGATTTACCAGTAAATAAGTTTTTAATATTTAGTTATCAAAAAGAGTTTGGTAATTGGTATGGAACATCAGATTTAAGACCTGCTTATAGAGGGTGGTGGTCTAAAGACACAATAATTAAGTTTTGGAATATTTATTTAGAAAGATTTGCAAACCCAACTGTTCTAGGTAAATATCGTTCTAATGACCCGACCAGCAGAACAAATCTCCGAAATATTTTAGACAACCTTACAGCAAGAACTTCAATTACACACAGAGTAGATGAGTTTGACATACAGTATTTAGAGCCACGCAGAAATTCAACTGAGGATTTCAAAGAGTCAATCGGTTATTATGATAGAGCAATATCTCGAAGCATTTTAATTCCAGATAGGTTAGTAGCAGAAGGACAATTTGGAGCATACTCACAAGCTAGAGTACACTTTGATGTTTTCTTATTTGTTCTAGAAAAACTTAGACAAGATTTAGAAGAAACTGTAATTACTGAACAATTGATTAAAAGATTAGTTGCATTTAATTTTGCAGATGTGGATAAATTACCTCACTTTAAATTTAATCCTTTAACCGACGCACAAAGAGTAGAATTACAAGATATGTTCTTAAATGCTGTTGATAGAGGCGTAATTACTCCAACACTTGATGATGAAAACTACATAAGAGAAAGTTTATTCTTCCCTGAAAAAGAAGAAGAAGCACCTGTTGTGCCAATTACTCCAGAGCCAGAGCCAAAACCAAAAAACAATAAACAATATGATACTCCAAAAGAAGAACACGAAGCAGCAAAAAAAAAAGAAAAACCTAAAGATTACGCAGAAATAAACTTAAAACCTACAGCAGGAATGAAAGCTGAAGCAATAAGAGGCTTAGCTTGGCGAAAAGAATTTAATAGAGGTGGAACACCAGTAGGTGTTGCTCGAGCAAACCAACTTAAAAACATGGAAAACTTATCTCCAAGCACAGTTAAAAGAATGTTTTCTTTCTTTAGTCGGCATGAAGTAGACAAAAAAGCAGAAGGATTTAGACCAGGAGAAAAAGGATACCCAAGTGCTGGTAGAATTGCTTGGGCTTTATGGGGTGGAGACGCAGGATTTAGTTGGTCAAGAAAAAAACGAAATCAATTAGAAACTGAACAAAAAAATAATGCAGAAGTAGAAGGCTCAGTTTTGCAAGCACTAAAAGATAAAGTTGAAGAACACAACAAAAAAGTTAATACACCAAAAAAAGAAGCAACTACTAGAATGTTAGGTTTAGTATTTAAACGAGGTATTGGAGCATATAAAACAAATCCAGGCTCAGTAAGACCAGGAGTAAAATCTCCAGAACAATGGGCTTATGCAAGAGTAAATTCTTTCTTGTCAGCTCTAAAAAATGAAAAATTTAGAGGAGGAAAACATGACACCGATTTATTCCCTAAAGGTCATGCTTTAAGTTCAAAATGACAAATGTATCGTCAAATACAATAAACTCAAATGTAATACCCCTAGTTCATTATAAAAAAGTTGAAAAAGTAGAATTAAGGTGCAATAATTGTAATAAGTTATTAGCGAAAGCAGAGTCGTGGAAAAACTTTGGTATCGAAATTAAATGTCCACGCTGTGCCTCGCTGGAGCGTTTTTGATATGGCAGATGAAACAATAACACCGAGACAAGTAGATACAGATACTACTCCTGTAGTTGAAGCGTATGCTCAAAACAAAGTTAACGGAACTGGTGTTACCTATGCTTCTGAACGAATTAGTTCAGGCAATGTAAATACCGAAAGTCCTTGGAGTTTTTCTGCTGAAGATGGAAACGCTTTACTTGGTCCTGATGGAGACGATTGGGATAATTATAGTAAATATCATTTAGGCATAAATGAAGCAGCAGAGCCTAAAACAAAACAATATTATAGTTTTCCTTTTGGCAAAGATGGAAAAGTATATGCTTCTGGTATGAGAGCAGTAAGACAAAGAGCTGCACAATTTAAACATACAGAAATTTTTGATGAGGCAGGAAAACTTATGGATAAAATGAAAGAAAAAGGCTACGAAATGCCTGACGAAGAAGAAATGGAATTAGGACCAGAAGATGTCCATATTAAAAAGCCAATAGGCACATTTGAAGAATTAAAATGCGATTGCGAAGACAATAAAAGTCAATGCGATTGCGATAAAACTGCAACTACTGCAAAAAAACATGCAGTAGAGCAAACATTTAATCTTAATGGAGTGGAAATCTTTTCTACTGGAGTTTGGAACGGCGACAAATATTCAGAAAAAGATTTAAACAATATGGTTGAAAATTTTGACCAAGTAGGTTTCGAGCCACCTGTTAAGATTGGTCATAACGAGGAGCAATCAGAGTTGAGAGACGGACAACCTGCACTTGGTTACATTGACAAAATCTACCTAGCTGGTAACAAACTACTCGCCAATTTCAAGGAACTTCCTAAGAGAGTATATGAAGCAATTAAGCGAGGCAACTATAAGAGAGTTTCAAGTGAAATATATTGGAACTACACTAACGACGGCAAGTCTTTTGACAGAGTGCTCAAAGCAGTAGCTTTGTTAGGAGCAGATATTCCTGCTGTGACAAACTTAGAAGCCATTTCTGGTTTATACAAGGAAGTCGGAGAAGGAACAATCAAAAAACATTATGATGGAAAGGAGAGTGAAATCATGGAAGAAAGCAAAAATTCCGAAACACAAGCACAACCTGAAATTTCTGTTATATCTGTTGAGGAGCATGAAAAAACTGTTGATGACCTTACTAAAGAAAATGAGGAAATCAGACAAGAGTTCGAAGCTCACAAAGCAGAGATTAAAAAGCAAGAAATTGCTGCTTACATGGAAGACCTTACTAACGAAGGTAAGATTATTCCTGCAAACAGAAACGAAGTTGAAGCTCTACTTTCAACTGCGACTGACGAGAAAGTCTACAAATTTACTAAAGATGAAAATGATGTAGAACTATCTCAGTACGAACTTGTCAAAAAAATCTTCAGCTCTATACCTAAGATTGTAGAGTTTGCAGAATTATCTGAAAACGGCGACAATATTTATGAAGCTGTTGATTACGATAATGCAAGTCAAGAAGTTGATAGAAGGGCACAAGCCTATCTTAAAAAGAAAAAAGCTGAAAACTATGCCGAAGCGTACAAGCTCGTTTTAGAAGAAGATAGCGAATTAAAAGAAAAATATGAAAAAGGAGAGTAGATAGCAATGAGTAATAGAACATATTTAAGCATGACAGCTGGAGAAGACTTATCATCATCACAATATCAGATTGTATATGTCGACGCAGCTAACAGCGTAAAGCAAAGAAACTCTAAAGGAAGTCCAGGAATTGGAATCCTTAACAATAAGCCACAAAGTGGAGAACATGCCTCTGTAGTAGTTATGGGCATGACAAGATGTGTTGCTGGTGGAACAATAGCTGCTGGTAGCTGGATTACTTGTTCAGCAAGTGGAACAGGTATCGCAGTATCATCTGGCGAATACATTTTTGGTAAAGCTATAACTGGTGTTGCGTCTGGAAGCGTATTCCAAATGTTAATTCAACACAATGGTTATCGTGGCTAATAAAAATTTAAAAATAGGAGATTAGAACAATGGCAATAGTAGCAAGAGATGTACACATAGACGCTCCATTATCCAACCTAGTAGTTGGTTTTGAGCCTCGTAACACAATAGTACAAGACATCTTTCCAGTAGTTGATGTAGCAAAACAATCTGATGTTTACTTCAAGTATACTAAAGGCGATTTCTTTAGAATACCAAGTACAACAATAAGAGCTCCAAAAACTAAAGGTAGAACTGTAAATTTTAATGTTTCTTCTGAAACTTATTATGCAGCTAACTACGCTTTAGTTGACGAGATTTCCTACGAAACTATGGCTAACCAAGATACACCATTAAGAATCAAAGAAAAATCAGCTCGTAACCTAAAGAGTCTTTTAATGCTCGATTGGGAACAAAGAGTTGCTAACCAAATTACTTCAGGCTCTAACTTAGGCTCATATGCAGCAGTTAGTTCAAAATGGTCAGACGGAACAGCTGGAAACAGCGACCCATTTGGCGATATGCAAACTGCTAAAGACGCAGTAAGAGCAACAACAGGTCTTGAAGCTAATACGATTATAATGGGACAATCTGTTTATAACGCTTTAATTAAACATGCAGACATTCTTGATAGAATTAAGTATGTGCAAAGAGGTGTTGTAACTAGGGACTTATTAGCAGCATTATTTGATGTTGATACAGTTCTTATTGGTAGTTCAATTAAGAACACAGCTGAGGAAGGACAAGCAGACAGTTTTTCAAGCATTTGGTCAGACAATACTATCGTGGCTCACTTAACAGGTGGACCAAATACAGATGGTAGAGACCCGTCATTAGGTTATGCCTTTAGATGGACAAACCCAATGTTTGGAGCACCAATGGTAGTGGAATCTTGGGACGACCCAGACCACGGCAACTATTCAAACTTGAGAGTACAATACTATCAAGATGAAAAAATTGCAGCTGCCGAACTTGGTTATCTTTGGACTGGTTGTGTTGACTAACACACTTTAGATTAAGGGTAGGTTGATTTACTTACCCTTTTTCTTTATAATAAGTCTAAAGGGTACTCAAATGACAATTTGACAACGCAGAAAACCAAGAGATTGGTACTAACCCTCTTTACTCTTTTAACAATATATATTAAAATTAACCAATCAGATGACCAAGGAGTTACACTTATGAAGAATAAATTAGACATAGTTTTTTTAGTTGCTGGAATGGAAATCTATCCAGACATCATGAAAGAAAAATCTTTAGGAGGAAGTGAAACAGCTGGTATAGAAATGGCTCATGGCTTAGCACGACTAGGACATGATGTGAAGATGTTTTGCAATACTCCAGAAAATATAAAACATGAAGGAGTTGCTTACCACCCTTATACCAGAACAGGAGAAGGTTTTGAACAATTTACACAATACATTACTACAGCCACACCAGATGTAACAATAGTCCAGAGAATCCCAACAGCTTTTAATGTGCAAAACAAAAGCAAAATTAATATTTTATGGCAACATGACTTTGCAACCATAAGACAAAGAACAGAGTTTAATAGCTCTTTGTGGAATGTAGATGAAGTGTTTGTTTTATCTGAATGGCAAAAAAAACAATATGGGGAAGTCTATGGAATAAAAACTGATGAAATTGCTCATTCTCAAGAAGTCTTTTGGCAGACATCTAATGGCATAAATCCAATAAAACAATACAAAGTTAAAAGAAAACCCAAACAATTAGTATTTACAAACAGACCAGAAAGAGGATTAGATATATTGCTTTTTGATATAGCACCAAAGATTTGGGAGAAAGACAAAGATGTTGAAATCGTTGTAGCAGGTTATGACAATACTACTCCAGAAATGGAAGTCTTTTATAAAACTTTGTTTAACCAAATGGAAAGATATAAAAGTGAAGGTAGAAAGATTAAACATGTAGGAGCATTAACAAAAGATAATTTATATAAGCTATACCAAGAATCAACTGCTTTTGTTTACCCGACAATGTTTTATGAAACAAGCTGTATTACAGCAATGGAAACTCAAGAATGTGGATTACCTATGATAACAACAGTAAGAGGTGCTCTACCCGAAACTCTTGGTGATGGCAATATTCTAATAGATGGCAATCCTAAAACAAAAGAATATCAAGAAAATTTTGTTAAAGGCGTATTTGAAATTTTAGATGAATTTAAAACACCTAAACAAAAACAAAGAGACACATTATTAAAACAAAAATCTCAGGAATATTATTGGAACAAAGTTGCTGCTCGTTGGGAGGAAAGATTATACGATATATTTAAAACAAAAACTGTTTGTAAAAGAAACCTTTATGCAGATTTACTGCAAAGAGAAGATATTATGGCATTGAAAGAAGTCGTTAAAACAGATAACACAGATTTAGGAAAACAATATCAACAGATTTTAAAAAACCATTACAGCTATATTGATGACAGAAGATTGTATGTGAAAAAATATCAAGAACTCGGAAAAGAATACATAGAAAAAGAGACGAATTTTAACCCTCGAATGTATCCTAGAACTGAATTAATGTTAAATCAACTTCTTAATGCTAATGACCAAAAACCAATAAAGCATTTGCTGGATTTTGGTAGTGGAATAGGAAACGAAGCATATTTTATTAGTCAAGCAGTAGGGTGTAAAGTTGATTGCGTAAACATTTCACAAGAAGAAAATGATGGAGCTGTCAAATTAATACAAAACAGTAAACAACCACAAATTCTAGACAATATTAGATTTATCACAGGAGACGAAGATACAATAAATCCTACCTTTAAATACGACGCTTTATGGATAGGCGAAATACTTGAACATCAACCAGACCCTAAAGCCTTTTTAGAAAAACTTTTAAGGTACATTAAACAAGATGGAACAATAATTATTTCTGTTCCACATGGGCTCTGGGAAGATGAGAGACATGCACATCTGTGGAATTTTGAACGCAGAGACATGCAAGAACTATTTGGTAAACAAAAAAATATTAGCGTACAAACAATATCAGGAGCTAGCAATATAAAACTAGCTGACAATTTAGGTTGGTGGATTGTTTCTTTTCAAAAATCTCCTGCTCAAATAGGAACAATAAACCTGAAAAGAAAATCAGCAATAAGAAACCCAAGAGAACTTGTAAGTGTTTGTATGATAGTAAAAAACGAGGAACAGATGTTAGGTCGTGCCTTGAACTCTGTGCAAACAATAGCAGATGAAATAATAATTGCAGACAATGGTAGCACCGATAGAACTCGAGAGATAGCTAAACAATATGGAGCACAAATTATTGAAGGTGAAAATCCACAAGAAATCGGATTTGATGAAGCGAGGAACAATTGTATCCAGCACGCTAAAAATTCATGGATACTTTGGATTGACGCTGACGAAGAACTGCAAGACCCTTTTAAAATAATAAAATACCTAAGACCTAATGCTATGAATGGTTACTCATTAAAACAAGTACACTTCAGTACCGACCCACCGATAGCACCAAAAATAGATATGCCTATAAGGTTGTTTAGAAATCATAAAGGTGTAAGGTTTTTTGGATTTGTACATGAACACCCAGAAATTAAAATTGGTGACGGCGTTGGAGCGTCAATGATTTGCTCAGATGTTTACATAGGTCATGACGGCTATTTAACAGAAGCAATAAGGCGAGATAGATTTAGAAGAAACATACCTTTGATGTTTAAAGATAGAGAAAAATACCCAGATAGATTGCTCGGCAAATTTCTAATGATTAGAGACTATGTACACTTGGCTCGTTATCAAATAGAACAATTTAAGCAAATGACACCTGAAGCAATAAAACATTGTAATGAAGCAATAAGACTATTTAGAGAGTTTTTTGCAGCTGACAATAATCTTTATCAAGATGAAGCAATAGAGTTTTATTCAGAGGCAATGAAGTTTTTAGGTTTAGGACATGAGTTTGCAAGTAGCAATATATGGAAAGACAAAATGGGTGGAGAGCACAAAGTTGATGTTGCAGGGGTTTTTCAAAACTATGACGAATTCCAAAGTGTACTTGATGTAAAGTATAAAAGTTTAGAAGAACAGTACACAGGTGAGTTTCTGTAGGGTACTTATTAATTTGTTTGATAGTTGACAAACTTATATACCCATGTATATTTATAGCATGAGGTACAAATCACAATACGAAATAATTCAGAACAGAAATGGAAAACTGCGAGAACTAATTGTCGCTGAACATTTAATATCAGAGGGTTATGAATTTGCATGGACAGATTGTTATAGTGTCCACGACTTAATAGTTACAGATGACAAAGGCAAAACTATTAATATACAAGTTAAACCTTGGAATGAAGATGACTTTCACATAAGAGCAACTTTCCAAGCTAATAATCCAGAATCAAAAAGGTTTGCTGATGGAGAGACATATTTTGATTACAATGTAGATTGTATTGCAATAGTAGATATACATCACAGAATGAAAGCTCCGTTGTTTTTATGGAAAAACCAAGTAAAGAAAAACCTCAAATGTGTACTCAAAAAGGTAAACACACAAACAAAACATATTAAGTTTGAAATTGATTATGGTTACTATAAAAACTTACAAGGGTTTACAAAGTCAAAGAAAGCTAGACAGCTTGTTAAAGATTTAGATTACTCAGCATTTACTAGCGAATGGGATTCTCTTACTGATATTAGACGACGAGACAAAGAACTATTAGAAAGAGAAGATAATCAAAAACGATTAGAGACAGACGAAAGAAAAGCATATTTAAAAACTATGTATTGCATGTTTCATCAAGACTACTATCATGTAGCTCCATACAATCAATATCCTAATTGGACTCCAACACATTTAGTCAAAGAAGGGTGGGGAAGCGACAAGTTACATTTATGGCAACCTGATGATTTAGATAAAAGTTTTGGCAAAAAAACAGAATTTGAGCAATTTATTGTAAAGGAGCTTAAAGAAATCTATAAAGATTATCCGAGATTTTGGAGGTAAAAAATTATGAGCAACGATAGAAACGAATCATGGTTAGAGAATTTTTTAGAACAATTGCAAGAGAGATGTTTTATTAAAAATGGTAATTCCATGGAAGGTAAATATCAGCCAGAATTTATAATTGACCATGTGCTGTATCACGACAATAAAGATTTAATGAATTTAGGTGCAACAATACCTGATTGTGTTAATGAAGCAATATGGCTTTATGATTCATGGAGAATGCAAGAACAGGCAGTAGGCGAGGACTACTTGGTATGAAAAAAGTTAAAACGGTTGATTTAGGAGACAAAGCTACCGAAATACAAAAAAAACGAGGCAGAAAACCCGTTTTTTACGAGAACACAGGTTTTTTTGGCAAAAAATGGGAAAACAAAAAAAAGCGAGGTAAAAAATAATGAGTAACGAAGTAACAGCAATAGACAAACTAAGGGGTACGGTGACCAATGCAATGGAAACCAGCTATGTTAATGGTAAAGAGACAGGTGTGACATTGTTGGCAACAGCATTGGTTAAACGAATAAATGCAAAAGGCAAAAACAGTTTATCTTACGAAGAAATTATGGAGATAAGAGGAGAAGTTGTTGATGAGATTAGCAACAGCGATTTTTTTAAAACTGGTACTACTATAAGATGAATAAGCAACTATGGTATCAAAATTGGTATGTTCCACATTGTCACGGAGCAATACTCGAGGAGGATTTACAGGAAAACATAAACAAAGGTTTAATGAGTAGAGAGCATATTACTGTTTACAAAAATGAACAAGAATATTTGACAATGAGAAACTCGCTTACAGATTTGTTTGATGTCCTGTATAATTATCATCATGACAAAAAAATATGATAGAACTGAAGAAATGAAGCATTTGATGGACAATAAGGATTTACACATTCCAAAGATGACTTCATCACTTCAAGAACTCTGCAAGGACACAAGGCTACCATTACCTATTTTTTGGTATTTTGTATTGAACTCAGCACTAAGAATCATAAGACAAAACTTGTCTGAAGAAACCTTTAACGAGACAATAGATATGTGTCAAGAAATGCAAAACGAATGGGTTAGTGACAATAATGCAGAGGTCAATGACAATAGTGAGTTTACCCACTAAGAGTCGAGAGAAATCTAACTGCCTCGTCTGAGGCTACCCTGATTTGCTTACAACTCTCGGCTCGGCTGGGGTACTTATTAGTTTTACAGATTAGTTGACAGAATTATATATTAGTGTATATTTATATCATGAGGTATGAACAACAAAAAATGAAATTTATTGATTCTAATTTGAGCTCTCGTAAAGAGCCAGTCGGGTTGTATTTTGCTTATGGCATGAATACCAACCACGACCAGATGAAGA